CAACAGACAAATCTGTATTAGGAACGTCAATACTATACTTACGATATAAATAACACTCGAAATTTCCTCCAATTAAGGAAGGATCATGTCGGGTGAATTTTGCCTTTATATCATGCTGCTTTCCACATATGTTGTGGAACAATAGCGACGTTTGATTTAGGAAAGAAAGCATCACATTCAAAATGTCTTTCCTTACCTTCATCAATCAAAGTTATTGCCATGTGACATAGATTATCTTGAACCATCTTCTCCAATCGATCTGGAGTAGTAGTTTTCGATTTCTCAGTACATGGCATAGCACTAACTTTGACCCCTGCCCAAGGATTCACCTCAGCATCACGCTCAACTATATCCATTGTAGATGTAGGAGCAAGATTTCCCTGAGGTGCTGGAGTGACTTTGAATGCCTTATATATCTGTGCTATAGCATACAATGCTGCTATAACGACACAAGCACCTGTAATCCACTTAATGTGTCTATCACGATACATTTTGAAGACTTTAGGCATGGCTTCATTGTCAGCTGCTACTTCATCATACATTTGCTTTTTCTCAAATTCCACCACTCCCGATATTCCTGTTAAAGGAAATGCAAGAAGAGGTAGGAAAAATGAGTGAACAAATATTGATAAGATAATGCAGACTCCTAGAATGAGAAGATGATTGAGATAAGCTCGTCTAATGCGAGCACGTAATTCAGTTTCACGAGTAAACCAAATTATGTTCTTCAACCATTCCGTCTCAATCCAATCCTTTGGGACCCAATTTGTCCAACATACCCAGCGAGAATTTTCAAGCCAATCCAAGCGTTTTAATAACACTTCAACAGATTTCTTCTCAATCTCGCAGGTCCAATACGCAATACGTGGTCGCCACCATCGATCCCATTTACGGTATCGAGGGATCATTGCGGCCACTAATCTTTCCCCTAGCTGTTCGTCAAACGAGTTGTCATCAGACTCAGGATGATATAGTTCACAGCGTGTACAGTAACCTGCACCGCATCGCGAATCTAATACATCAAATGTTTGATTTTCAACATTGGGAATCTCAGAATCATCTTCCTTATGATAAG